AAGCTGTCAGAAGATCATATTTGACAAGAAGACACAACAGAAACAGATCGAGATTGACAGGGACCTTTATAACAACCGCCTGATTGTCGCCTGTTGTGTGGACCCTAACTTCAAAGACGCTGAACTTCAGTCTAAATATGGGGTTATGGGCGCCGAAGACCTGATCGACAAAATCCTTAATCCTGGTCAATATACGGACTTGCTTCTTGCTATTCAGGAGATTAACGGCTTCACAGCCGATATTAACGAACTGAAGGAAGAAGCAAAAAACTAATAACGGGGGGCGGCAATGCTGACGAAGCCGACGGCGAATCGGTTTACGCGCATTACGCCCTCCACCGCTTAAAAATTCTACCCAGTACATTATTCAGCCTGTCGCTTCGCGAACGGGCCTTTATTTATGCTTCCATTGACCTACAGATCGAGAAGGAAAAGAAGGAAGCCGCTAAAGCTAAACGATTGAACAGGAAAGGACGGTGATCCATAGTGGCCGGTGTATCTACCAGTTTATCAATACAGGATAGAATGACCAGCGCACTTAATAAGATCACGGCCGCNGTGGANCNGGTCAACAGGNCNCTTGANGTCACGGACAGATTAAGNGAACAGGTTGACCCAGGGGCCGGCTTTGAAAAAAGCGCGTCTTCTATCAATATCGCAACCCAGAACATAATCTTNTTTAATGAACAGCAGGAACGCACGCGGGAAGGAGCAAGGAAAGTCGAATCCGTCTGGGGACGAATATCAAGCCTATTAAAGACGGCCGCCGCGGCGTTTAGTATTCAAAAAATTATAAACCTGGCTGACACTATGACGCTGACGGAAGCGCGCTTAAACCTTATCAATGACGGCCTACAGACCACAGCACAATTACAGGATAAAATCATGGCGGCAGCGAACCGGTCCAGGACTTCTTATAATGCTATGGCCNACGCCGTCGCAAAACTGGGTACACTGGCCGGAAGCGCCTTTTCCAGTAATGAAGAAATAATCGCCTTCGTCGAACTTATGAACAAAAACTTCGTTATTGGCGGCGCCAGCATACAGGAACAGACCGCGGCCATGTATCAGTTAACCCAGGCTATGGCGGCCGGCCGGCTNCAGGGCGACGAATTCAGGTCCATTATGGAAAATGCGCCGCTTCTGGCCCAGGCTATAGCTGACTATATGGGCAAGACTANCGGCGAATTGCGCGAAATGTCTTCCGAAGGCTTAATTACTGCTGACATAATCAAAAAAGCCATGTTTGCGGCCGCGGAAGAAACGAACCGGCGCTTTAGTGAAATACCCATGACCTTTTCACAGGTTGGAACTATCGTCGCAAACACCATGCTTCAGACATTCCAGCCGGTTATCCAGATGATCGGCCAGGGCGCCCAGTGGATATATGATAACTGGTCCACCATTGAACCGATATTCTGGGGCCTGGTTGCGGCTGTCGGCGCTTATGTCGTTATAACGAAGATATGGACCGCTGTCACCTGGTTACAAGTGGCGGCGAACAGGGCGCTTCTTGCTTCAATGCTGACGAACCCTATCCTGTGGATAGCAATAGCGATCGGCGTTGTTATAGGTTTAATTTACAAATGGGTTGATTCCGTCGGTGGCTTGCGTGTGGCCTGGCTAATTACCTGTAATGCCCTTCTAACCGCCTGGGATTGGGTCAAAATTGGCTTCATGACCGGCGTTTACTGGGTAATGGATATGTGGAATAAGCTACAGCTTGCCTTTATGACCGCCGGTGTGAATATTGCTAACTTCATGGGTGACATGAAAGCAAACGTCCTAATGATCCTTCAGAACATGGTCAATGGAGCAATCAGCATTATAAACGGGTTCATATCCATGCTGAATAAAATCCCTGGTGTCAGCATTGACCTGATTCAACAGGTGACCTTCGGGACCACTGCCCAGCTTGAAAATGAGGCCGCTAAACAGGCCAGGGCGCAAAGCCTGGAAGACTTCAGGTCCCAGATAGAAAGCAAGATCGCTGAACGCGACGCAAAACTTAACCAGATGAAGGCTGAAGCCAGGGCGGCAACGGCACAGCGCCAGGCTGAAATCGCTACCGCAAAAGCTGAAGCCGCCAGCAAGAAAGCGGCAGACAGCGCCGACCTTGATATTGACAGCGTCGGAAGCGTCGGTGAAGTCGGTAAAATCAAAGAGGACGTTAATATCGCCGAGGAAGACCTTAAATTCCTTCGCGACGTAGCCGAAATGCGCTATGTCCAGAACTTTGTAACCCTGACACCTACTGTCGCCGTTGACGCAAAGATCAGCGAAAAGGTCGACGTCGACGAAGTTATCAGCAAAATCGAAAGAAAGCTGGAAGATGAATTCTACGCGGCGGCGGAAGGGGTGTATGCTTAATGGCTTATAGAATGTTTTTGATTATCGAAGGGCGGGAAATTTCAATTCCCGTCCTTCCTGAAAAAATAACGGTGAAGGCCGCTGGCAAGAACGAAAAAACCACGGTTTTGGAGCTTGGAGAAATCTATATCCTTCGGAAAAAGGGCCTTCGCGAAGTGGCCTGGGAATCATTCTTCCCTGCAAATAACGCGCCGTATGTTACNGGCNNAATCAGGGAACCGATNGANATAGTNANAGCAATCGAAAATTCACGCGATACGGCTTCCCCTATCCGCTTTATACTGATTGGAACGGACCTGGATATAAATNTCCGNTTCGGGATNGANTCTTTCGAATACGACGAACGGGCCGGAGAAGTCGGCGACATCTATTATTCAATTAAACTTGTCGAATGGAAAGATTATTCGCCGAAACGAATAATTCTTCCCCCTGTCCAGGNCGTCCAGGCCGTCGCCGTGAAATCGGTCCAGGCTAAAGAACCGGCGCGTCCTGGAACCCCGCCACCAGCAAAAACCCATACAGTGGCAAGGGGTGACAGCCTTTGGGCGATCGCTAAAAAATATTATGGGGACGGAAGCCGNTATCCGGANATATANAACGCCAATAAAACCACAATTGACAGCCGCAATAAGGGAACCGGAAATCCGAAATACACCATTTATCCAGGGCAGGTGTTTACAATACCATGATCAGCATTTATTACCAGAATATTAAGACTGGGGCCGCCCATGATATTACTTCCCTGGTGTCTTCGGCGAAATGGTCAACGAAGCGGGCCGGTTCCCCTGCTTCTTTAGAATTGACGGTTATTGCCGACGAAGACGTTGTCTGGGATCATGGCGGGATAGTCACGCTTAAAGAAGAAAACACCGGCTTATTTTACGGCTATGTTTTCAAGCTATCCCAGTCCCATAAAGGCGAAATATCAGTCACAGCCTACGACCAGACAAGGTATTTGAAGAATAAAGATACTTACGTCTTCGAAGGGAAGCGGGCAGACGAAATCGCGGCCAAAATTGCGGCTGACTTTCAGATTAAGACCGGAAAACTGGCTAATACCGGCTATGTTATTCCTTCCCTGGTAGAAGATAACCAGACCCTTTTTGACATCATTCTGAAGGCCCTGGACCTGACGCTAATCAATACCGGCAAAATGTTCTATCTTTGGGACGACTTCGGGAGCCTTCGAATATCAGATGTCGCGGAATCGAAGCTGGACCTTTATATCGGGGATTCAAGCCTGGCGACAGGTTACACTTATTCGTCGGATATTGATTCCGAAACCTATAACAAAATTAAGCTGGTCAGAGATAATAAAGAAACTGGCAAGCGCGACGTTTATATCTTCCAGGATTCTAACAATATGAAATTCTGGGGTATCCTCCAAAACTTCGAAAAGGTGGACGAAAACCTTAACGAAGCCCAGATCAAAGAACGCGGCGACAAGATGATTGAACTTTATAACCGGCCGAAAAGGACATTTGAAGTCAGCGCCATTTCNGANCTNTCGGTNCGCGCCGGCCGCGCCGTNTTTATCGGTATTTCCGAAATCGGCGTTAAACAGTTCTTTATTATCGACGAAGCCAGCCANGATCTACTAAAGGGGACCATGTCCCTTAAATTAAAGGTGGTGTGATATGGGACTTTTGGACACTATGAAGAAAGTCGCGGAGCAGACCGGCCAGGCCGGAGTTCCGACGGCTTTTTTATTTGGGACGGTTACTTCAACCAGCCCGCTTGTGATCCGTGTCGATAACCGGTTCAATATCGGAGAAAAACAGATCGTCTTAATGAAGCAGTTCAGGGCCGGAGAGTACCAGACACATAAACACACTGTCCCACAGCACAGCACGGAAACGGCCAGTAACCACAGCCATAACGTCCAGGCTTTACAGACTACACAGGAAGTCTATAACGGTCTTGCTGTCGGTGATAAGGTCGTTTTATTGAGAAATCAAGGCGGACAGGAATTTCTTGTCCTGGGAAGGGTGTGATCTTATGGCATTGATACCGAACGCGGCTTCTATTGCGATCGGCCAGGATGTCGAAGTCGTCGAGCAAAAAGACATGACGTC